TTTCGGTATATGTTCGGCTACCAATGCAGAGGGGGCGCATGGGACTGCACGATTATGAAGAATGAGCAGATACCGGCGCTGATTGCATTGCTGCAGTCAGTGGATGAGGAAAAGTGAAATGCAAAAGGAACGAGGTTATCGGCAACATCCACGAAGGCGTACCGGGAGAATGAAATGAACTGCACACATTGCGAGTGTACTTTAAACGAGGCGGGAGACAAGGGTGCGTATTTTCATCGGCTTAATAAGTTGGGCGAAAAGGGGATATGGGAGTGCGCCCCGTCATGTGAGGGGACAAACGAAAACGCCTTTAGAGTTGCGATACAAGCCTATGGGATAAAGTTAAATGAGCATTAACGACGCAACAGAATCAGCGTGGGACGATGTAAGGCGATACGTTAGGGTGGAGAAGGGTCACTTCCCAACGGGAGGCCCGCCTAGAACAGGCGACTCAGAACAGGTTGGCCGAGGCCACAGGTGAGGCGAAGACAGATGACTAACACTTTAACGCGCAAAAACACAACGTACATGCACCACAAAGGGAGTAAAGAACAATGATAAGCATTACTAAACCAACGCACGTAGACTACTCTAACATGCGCGATGAACTGGCAATCGATGCCTACATTGCCGTGTCTTTTACCTTATCGCAGCAGATCGTCAGGGCACACTTTGACAAGAAGTATGAACTAATGTCCAATGAATCCGTCGAGCAAGTGTACAGAAAGAGATTCGGATATCAGTATGTGCCGGAGGATGAGGCTGAGGAGGAGACAGGAGAATGCTGAAGGTTATAGGAACACTGGTCCTAGCTTATATGCGCCGAAGGCTTGGCGGCTAAGTTAAACAGCGGAGAGGTAACACTATGACGACTGATGTACAAGCAACTGAAACCTACATCCTCAACCTCTGGGAAACAAAAGAACGTCTAGCGACAGAGAACTTGAAGTTGCGGATTGAAAATGCTACGATGATGGGGAGAATCTTAGAGCTGGAGAAAAAAGGGACATGAGTACAGTAACGGTGGACATTAAACCAAAGGACGGGAGATCTGGCTTGTTGACGACATTGCATCTCGCGTTCATTCGAGATAAGGTAGTGGTGCGCGAGGGGACTTGTGTTCTTCTCTTAGGGTCTGAGGCTCTTGAGTACATAGCAAGAAACAAGACAACATGAGCCGCTGTTACGCGTGCAACCATATTCTCGAAGAGGCAGAGCTAACGAGGAAAGACCCAAGAACAGGGGACTACCTTGACTTATGCGGAGAATGTTACAGACAATCAGAGGACGCTATTATGGGGTTTGACCCTGAATATTCAGGGGTATACATAAGCACATCAACTAAAACTGAAAAGGAATAGATAACTATGATCACAACAGGAAAAGTGGCGTTTGATAACCTCAGAGAACATGAGATGTATCAAGGAAAAACAACAGGTCGTTATTCAGTGACTTTGACTATGGAGGATTCCGAGGCTGATAAGCTGGCGGGGATCGGAGTTAAGCTGAGGGAATACGAAGGCAATCAACAGCGCAAGTTCGCTAGTCAGTACGAAGTACAGGTAGTAGACTTAGAGGGAATGCCTTTCAAAGGCGCTATCCCCAGAGACTCTATAGTACGTGTACAGTGGAAGTCAGGAAACACACACCCTGTGCATGGGACACCTACTTATCTGAATGCGGTACGTGTGCTAGAAGTCGCTGAGAGTGTGTTCGATGAGGATGATGAACTCTAGGGAAAGAAGGAGGGGAGGAGGGTCTAAGGAGGTCCTCTCATCACTCCATCATCAGTCACCACAAGCGAATAGAGAATAAGATGACAACAGAAACAACCAGCAAGTTCTTAAGACACGAAGGCTGCCCTAAGTGCTTAAGTAAGAATAACTTAGCTAGATATGATGATGGGCACGCTGTTTGCTTTGGCTGTAAATACTACGAGTTTGCGGTGGAGAACACCAGCGCCTCTCGTTCGGGGACATCAGCAGAATGGGATACAAGGAGGATAGAAGTGACGGGAGTAATAGCAGCCATACCAGACAGGAAACTCTCTGAGAGTGTCTGTAAGAAGTTTGGAGTGACCGTGGAATACGGACCAGACGGGACAATCAGCAAACATCATTATCCGTTCAAAGATAAGGACACAGGAGACACCAAGGCCATCAAGACAAGGGTTGTTGCGGGTAAACAATTCTTCGTCATAGGCACCTCAGACAACTTAGGGCTCTTCGGGCAATCTGCATGTGCTGGTCGAGGGAAGTTTCTGACGATTACAGAGGGCGAGATAGACGCAATGGCTGTCTCTGAGATGTTTGACCTGAAGTGGGATGTGGTGTCTCTTAGACAAGGAGCCAATTCCGCGGCTAAAGAGATCAAGGAGAACCTCCAGTGGCTCGAAGGTTATGACTCCATAGTGCTTTGCTTCGATTCGGATAAGGCCGGTAGGTTAGCTGTTGACGCAGTTAAAGACCTGTTCAGTCCTAATAAAGTAAAGATTATGAAGTTACCGCTGAAAGATGCAGGGGAGATGCTAGAGAAAAACCAGATAGGTTTGTTCACTAAGGCTTTCTGGGATGCTAAGGTACATCGACCAGATGGGATCATGGCAGGCGTTGATACTTGGGATCGAATAATCACCAAGCGTAAAGTTAAATCCCTACCTTATCCTTGGGATGGGCTTAATCAACTGACTAGGGGAATGAGACTAGGCGAATTAGTTACGTTGACCAGTGGCTCAGGGATGGGTAAGTCGCAGATGGTGAGAGAGCTGGAACATTATTTTCTGAGAGCCACTGAGACAAATATAGGTGTTGTGGCACTAGAAGAAGATGTGGCCTCCTCAGCACTAGGACTTATGTCCATCGAAGCCAACAGACCCTTGCACCTTGAGGAGAATGTGGAGGACAGTGTCCTTAGACCCTACTGGGAAAAGACCTTCGGAACTAATCGCTTTTTCCTCTTTGATCACTTCGGTTCAACTGCCAGTGATAATCTTCTGAACAAGATCCGTTATATGGTCAAGGCGCTGGATTGCCAGTGGATAGTCCTTGACCATTTGTCGATAGTGGTTTCTAGTCAGGAAGACGGTGGAGATGAACGTAAGAACATTGATTCGATTATGACTAAGTTAAGGACGCTCGTGCAGGAACTGGGTATAGGCTTATTCCTCATCAGCCACCTAAAGCGTGCGTCCAGTGGTTCACACGAGGAAGGTGGGCGCATAAGCCTAAGTGAACTGCGGGGATCACAGGCCATAGCACAGTTGTCTGACATGGTCATAGGCTTAGAGCGTAATCAGCAGCACGAGGATGCTATGATACGCAACACAAGCCTCGTTCGTGTACTGAAGAACAGGTACAGCGGCCTGACTGGCCCTGCTTGCTATCTGTTCTATGATATAAAGACAGGACGTATGGTAGAGGTTCTAGAACCATTAGAAGGTAATAAAGACAGAGGAGGTGAGAATGCCGGTTTCTAAGGCAGACATCGTAGAGATGGGCATAACCACAAGCATCCTGACCGCAGCACACAAGAAAGCAATGGCCATGGGTACACTCAGAAACAGTATAACCAGAGGTCAAGGGAACCTAGCTGGTTTTGTGGGGGAACACATAGCACTTAAGTACCTCACAGGCTCAATTCAAGCAGGCTTAGACAACAGCTACGACTACGACATCATCTACGAGGAGCTTAAGATCGACGTAAAGACTAAGCGTACAGGTTATCAACCCTTGACTCATTATGACTGTTCGATCTCTGACCATAATACTAAACAGGATTGTGATGTTTACTTGTTTACTCGCGTTAAGAATGACTACTCTGTCTGCTGGTTATTAGGGTGGCTAGATAAACAAGAGTACTTTGACTTAGCGGATTTTAAGGAGAAGGGTACAGTGGATGTGGCCAATGGCTGGCAGGTAGCCAGTGACTGTTGGAATGTATCCATTGAGGACTTAAACGCAATGAAGGATCTCAGGGAATGATTAGTGACATGGAGTTGCTTAAAGACTTAGACTATGATCCCGATACAGGTGTGTTTACGTGGGGGGCGGGTGCACCAAAGATCGTACGTGGGAAGCCCGCAGGGGGGCTGGGTCGGCAGGGCTATATGAGAATAAAGATTAAAGGGAAAAAGTATGCACTTCATCGACTAGCTTGGCTCTGGTATACAGGCACCTTCCCACCGGAGGACCTCGACCACATAAACGGAGTTAAAGCAGACAACAGACTACTAAACCTACGCGCAGTTACAACGCAAGAAAACATGAGGAATGTAGCAAAGTGGCGTAATAATTCGTCGGGTGTTACAGGTGTGCAGTGGAATAAAGCCCATGCCGCTTGGCATGTGAGGATAGGTGTAGGTGGTAAATATAAACACCTCGGCTACTTCAAAGACTTCAACGAGGCTGTTGCTGTTCGTAAAGAGGCTGAGGTACACTATGGGTATCACGAGAACCATGGGAGAGATGCAGTATGAGGAAAGAAGTAACCATAGACATTGAAACCGATGGACTAAAGCCCACAGTTATCTGGTGTGCTTGTGTCTCCGGCGGTTTAGTGTTCTACGATAAACAAGCGTTTCAGGAATATCTGAACGAACTAGAACCATCTGAGCTTTATGCCCACAACGGCATAGGGTTTGACTATCCTGTCTTAAGCAGACTCTGGTCTATAGACTTCAGTCGTCATGTGCTCAGGGATACATTAGTTCTCTCACGCCTAGCTAACCCGTCAAGGTTTCCTGATCATAGGCTGGTTACGTGGGGACTGGCGTTAGGGTTTGCCAAGGGTGAATATGAGGACTGGAGTCAGCTAACACCAGAGATGGTGGCCTACTGTCATCAGGATGTACTAGTGGCAGAGAAGACACTGGAAGCCCTAAAGTCAGAGTTGATAGGCTTTAGTCAAGACTCCATTGACCTTGAACACGATGTGGCCTTCGTTATACAGGGACAAAGAGATAATGGGTGGAAACTGGATGTTCCTTATGCCTATGAGTTATATGGTGTACTAAAGGAAAGACAGATGACCCTTCAGGACAACGTACAGGCTGTCTTCAAGCCTCTACCGGCCTTCGTTAAGCAGATAACACCTAAGTTCAAGAAGGATGACAGCATGTCTGTAGTCGGCCTGAAGTTCTTAGGGGATTCGTGGGCACAGGTGGCCGGTACTTTCTCTCGCATAGACTACCCTATCTTTGAGCTAGGCTCAGGCGCTATGGTCGCAAAGCATCTTATGCACTATGGGTGGGAACCTGTCCACTACACTAAACCTACTGACTCACATCCCAAAGGCTCCATCAAGACCGATGAGGCTACTCTGGCTGAAGTTGAGGGGATTCCTGAAGTGGATCTGATCAACGAGTACAATATGATCAGACGTCGAGCCACAAGCGTAATGAGCTGGCTGGATGCCGTGGACGACAAAGATAGGGTACATGGTCGAGTGAACTCTAATGGGGCTGTCACAGGACGTATGACGCATTCTAAGCCTAACGTGGCACAAGTCACAGCCAAAGGTAAGCCTTACGGGGAGGAGGCTAGGCGCTGCTGGATAGTAGCAGATGGGTATAGTCTCGTGGGTATGGATGCGTCAGGGTTAGAGCTTAGGATGCTGGCACACTATATGGATGATCCAGAGTACACGAGGGAGATACTTGAGGGTGATGTGCACACAGCTAACATGAAAGCAGCGGGATTCAACACAAGAGAACAAGCAAAAACTTTCATCTATACATTTCTATACGGAGCAGGGGACGCTAAGATAGGGTCTATTGTAGGGGGGTCTATGAAGGAGGGGAGGGCACTAAAGACAAAGTTCATCAATGCGATACCGGCCCTTAAGTCTCTCAAGGATCGTGTAGCGATTAAAGTACCACAAGGCTACCTGCTTGGGCTTGACGGGAGAAAGGTGTACATACGCTCAGAACATGCAGCCTTGAACACATTACTTCAGTCTGCTGGGGCCATCGTAATGAAGAAGGCATTGACTACGCTGGATGAATATAGTAAACTATGGAACATAGACCATAGGTTCGTAGGGAATATTCACGATGAGGTTCAGACTGAAGTCCTTACTCGTGACGCACACAAGTTCGGTAGACTAGCAGTAGCCTGTATACAGTCAGCGGGTATTCACTTTAATATGAAGTGCCCATTGAACGGTGAATATAAGGTTGGCCAGAGCTGGGCAGAGACACATTAACTTTAGGGGAAGGGTATGCATTTTCTAATTGACGCAGATTCAGCCTTGTACAAAGCAGGGTGTGCAGGAGAAGAGAGGTGGTACGAAGTGCGGGA